CAAAGAACTTTCCGGGCCAAGTGGATCAGAACTCTTCTACAAACGCGGTTGCAAAAACGTCTGCAACTCCCATCGACCAGTACACAAACCAGTATTTTACACGGTTGCGAGGCCGCAGCTTTACGTTAAAGGTGCAATCCACTACGCAAAACGTGCTTTGGCGCTTGGGTGTGCCTCGTATTGAAATAAGACCAGACGGGAGGCGCTGATGGCTACACCCGCTCCACTTCCATTTTTCCCTGTTGCGCCTTTGGACTATGACCAACGTTATCTTAACGAAGTTGTGCGGTCTTTCTCCACTTTCCTAGCGCAGTACAATGCGTCTCAACAGGACAGCGATGAGAATAAAGCTACCGCAGTAGGGTGGTTTATGGGCTGATGGCAAATGTTTATGTAAATGCAAAAGTTGACCTTACGACAACGGACGTGACCACACTTTATACGTGTGGCCCTTTTTCTACCGCAATTATAAAATCTATCCTTGTGTCAGAGGATAGCAACAACGCGGACACGTTAACGTTAACGTTGACCAACGGGTCAAGTGTATTCAGCTTGTTTAAAGACAAAGCAGTGGGGGCCAAGGGTACAGTTGAATTATTGACCGCACCGCTTGTGGTTCAGGCAGATGAAATCTTAAAGGTGACGGCGGGTACAGCAAATAGGTTGCATGTCGTAGCTAGTGTTTTAGAGATTACATAAATGGGTTAGGGGTTTTGTTTCACAATGATTGACCCAATTACAGCATTTGCCGCAGCTAACGCCGCTTTTAAAGGTGTCAAAATGTTGGTCGGCGCAGGCCGCGAGATGCAAGATGTAAGTCAGCAGCTTGGAAAGTGGTATTGTGCTGTTGCAGATATTTCTAAAGCTGAGACGCAACGTAAAAATCCTACATGGTTAGATAAACAAACTCAAGGTTCCGATAACATAGAGCAGCAAGCTATGGATATTGTGATCCGTAAGAAGACCCTGATTGAGAAAGAGAAGGAAATTAAATTTATGCTGGACTACAGGTTTGGCTTGGGTACTTACGATGAAATGCTAGGTATGCGGCGTAAGATACGCGCAGAACGCGAAGATACGGTTTATCGTGCTATGGAAGCAAAACGCCAAATACAGAACAATATAGCGATTGCTGCGTTAAGCCTTGGCATAATTAGTGTGCTTGGTAGCGGCATGTATTTAATTTTTTTGGTGGCTCAGTAATGGATGGATGGGTTCTATATTTTCTTATTGTTTTTATAAACGGCGATTCATTTATGTTGGAAAACAACCAACGCTTTGAAACAAAAAGAGAATGTTTAATTGAGGGTATGCAAAAAGGAAGTTCTATTGTAGAAAACATAATAGTAATGTCAGGAATAACCGCTTCAGGGCAATTCACTTGTCGTAAGGTAGGGGTGGATACATGATGTTAATTGCATCTGCAATTGTAGCTGGTTTAGCTAATCCTGATTTTGTAACTTGCCAGTTGGCTAAACGCACTAAAATACAAGGTGAAATGGTTTGTATTTACAAAGGGCCAAACAATACGATAGGTTATCACTATCCGAGCTTTAGTTTTAAGGAATGTCCGCAACAGTTTCAATGTCGATACTCACCCAATACTAAGCGGCGTCCGACTGTTAAGGAAATAATGGAAGGCTTGCAAGGGGGCTTTGAATGAAAAACGCTTTTGAAAAAATACTAGAATACAAACTTTTACCGCGTTTTATGATGTTTACCATGACGATAGTTTATGTTCGGTGTATTGAGTGGGCGCTTACACAGCCCGATTTATCTACACAACAGGCAAGTCTAATTTCTGTTGTCACAGGCGCTATGACAGGCGCATTTGCCGTATGGTTGGGGTCAGAGAAATGATAACATTATTAGGTAGTTTGTTGGGATTTGGCAGTTCATTTCTGCCAGAAGTTCTTAACTATTTTAAAGCAAACCAAGCACAAAAACACCGCATGGAAATGATGCACCTTGAAACAGAACTAGCGCAAAAACGTTCAGAGATGAAACTGGTTGAGTTAGATAAGCAGGCTGACATTGAGGAAACGAAAGGGTTGTATCTACATGACAGTTCTATCGACGCTGGAAGTTTTATCAACGCCCTGCGTGGGTCCGTTCGGCCCGTTATCACTTATATGTTTTTTGCTTTATTCACTGCCACAAAGGTCGTGATTATGGTGAAGGTCATACAAGCTGGCGGTGATTGGATGCAGGCTGTTGAACTTATGTGGGATACAGAAACTGCTGGATTAATGAGCGCAGTGTTGGCTTTCTGGTTTGGCAATCGGGCCATATCCAAGTACGCGGGGAAATAATTATGGGTTACAAACTAAGTAAACGAAGTCTGTCTAAGCTAGATGGCGTAGATGAAAGACTAATCGGTGTTGTTAAATACGCTATCGGCGTTACCAAGCAAGACTTTTCAGTAATCTGTGGGCTGAGAACCTTAGAAGAACAACGCGCATTAGTTGCAAAAGGTGCTTCGCAGACCATGAAGTCAAAACACATAGACGGCAATGCTGTTGATCTTATGGCTTACTGCAATGGCGGTAGATGGGAATTAAACCTGTATGACGAAATTGCAGACGCTATGAAAGAAGGTGCTGAAGCCGTAGGCGTAAAGCTGCGCTGGGGTGCGGCATGGACGGTTGATGACCTTGGCGCGTGGGAAGGTAGCGCAGAAAACGCTATGAACAGCTACATTGATACACGCCGCTCACAGTCGCGTAGGCCGTTCATTGACGCCCCGCACTTTGAGTTGATGCTGTGATATGCACGTATTCGTTCTTATGGTCTATTTAGGCTATGGGAATGATCGAACCCTGTTGAGTGAAGATATGTATTTTCACCGCGTTGACTTTTGTAACAAGGTGGCAAGTGAAGTCGTTAAAAGGTACAGTACGCACGGAATAGAAGTAGAAGATAGGGTTGTTGCTTACTGTGTGCCAAAATATCTGGATCAGGTTCCTAAAAATGTTTACTAACCCGAACAATTTAGGTTTTTTTAAAAACACATTAACCCCTACAAATGTTCGGGTTAGTGTGGTAGAACTACAAATAACTGAGGTTACGACATGATGAACAGTATGCAAAACATGGGTAGAAATGGCGACACACGCATGGCGCACGTAGCTCCCGGCGAAATGGTTGTTCCCCGTCAGGTCATGCAAAACAACCCACAAATGGCGCGTGGCATCGCGTCTGCCATTAGGTCAGAAGGTGCTGACCCTAAGCGCTACATGGTTGGCACACCACAGAACAGCATAAACCCAAACACAGGACAGCCAGAGTTTTTCCTTTCAGGTCTTCTTTCAGCAGGAGCAGCGTTACTGGGAAGCAACGCTGCTAAAGGTGCGTTGACTTCTTTGGCTTTGCGCAAGCTGCAAGGCAAGAAAGCTGGTCTAAGGGAAGCGCTTATAGGCGGTATGCTAGGTGAGGGCATAGGCGGTGCTATGGGTAAGGGTACGTCCATAACCAACATGTTTGGTAATTCTGAAGCTGCATTAGACTTGGCTAACGCCCGTGATAACTTTGGCATGTCTGACATGGCTGAGAGAGTAGCAAAGGGTGCTGGACGTAGTTCGCCATCACTTGATACTATGGACGCAATGGGTGGTATGGCTGAACGTGCTGTTGATAGAACAATAGACGCAGTAAAGCCCCCCATACCAAAACGTGTTTTTAAAGAAGACCTCATGGGTCTTGGAGAGTTGGGATCGTCAGTATTTCCAAGCCTAAAAGACGAAGACAACATCCTTGGTAAGCTGTTAAACACAAAAGCTGGTGAGGCATTGTTGTTTGGCCTTGGCTCTCAAGGGTTGTCAGCATTATTTGATGATGATGACGAAAGCGAAGCTGAAAGTCGTCCGTTTGGTCATGGAAATTACGTTACAATGAACACGATGAGGGAATTAGCCCAAGGCGGTGAAACAACGCCTGATTATTTCCCGCGTAGAAACGGCGGCATTATGCCAAGCGAAGGCTCTGGTACAAAGGACGATGTTCCCGCTATGTTAATGGCTGGTGAGTTCGTGCTAACAAAAGACGCAATAAACGGACTCGGTGGTGGCAACCAACGTCAAGGTATTGCGAAAGCATACGACATGCAAAACCAATTAGAACAAAGGGCTAGAACATGAGTGAAACGTATGAAACCATTCAAAGACGCCCTGAGTATATTGAGCAACGAGAACAAGCCTTACTAGACAAAATATTTGGCAGATACGATGAAGAATCAGCATCTTATTCTGGTGGCCTGTTAGACGCAGAGGCGTATCCAGACTTATTTAAAATACCAGAATATAAAATGGCTGGTGAAACTGACTTAGAAAAGTCTGTCTATGGCTCATTTGATACTGACCAAGAGCGACAAGCGTTTATGGATCGGTATCAGCCATATTTTCAAGACGCTCAAGGTAACGCTAAATATTTTCCTGAAGCGGGGTCTACAGTGGGTCAGGGTGTTGGCACGATAGGCAGTGCAATAGATGATTATTTTCCTCAAGCCGAAACTTATATTGGCGGCGGCACAGGAGCTTATGAAACCGCTTCATTCGACCCATCTACCGCAGTATCGGATTACATGGACCCATACAAACAAAGCGTCATTGACGAGGCAATGAAGCAAATTGATGTTCAAGGCGACAAAGCTATGAACAAAATGAATGCAAGTGCCATTGGCGCTGGTGCGTTTGGCGGCTCAAGGGCTGCGGTTCAAGCTGGAGAAACTCAAGGGCAAATCCAAGATAATAAATCTAGAACTATAGCCAACATGCTGTCTCAGGGTTATGGTCAATCTCTTAATGCGGCTCAAAAGTCCTTTGAAGCTGAAGAGGCTCGTAAATTAAGTTCGTTTGAAGCTGAACAAAAGCGCAACTTAGAAGCTGGCAGGCTCACAGGTGGTTTGGGTCAAACAGTCGGTGGTCTTGGTTCTAAAATGGTAGACGCAGGTTCTACTTATGGAACTTTGGGTAGTCAAAGCGCAGATGTAGGGCGTGTTTATGGGGCTATGGCTCCTGCTGACATGGGATTTTTGTACGGCATGGGTCAATCACAGCGTGGCTATGACCAGCAGTATTTAGACAATCAACGTAAAGAAGCCATGCGCGGCACTGAGCAAGCTCTGTACCCAATCAACTATGCCTACGGTGCACTATCAGGAACGCCATCTGCGGGTTTATATAACCAATACACGACAGCCCCTGCCCAGCCGGGAACCAACCCATTTATCGCTGGACTAGGCGCGTACACAGCCCTTTCGGGTATTAACCAACAACGTACTTGAGGGCTTTAATATGGTTGACTTAAATCGGGCCTACCAAGAGCAAATGCAAAAAGGTTTAGGTTCTTTTGATGATTTCTCAAAATATCTTGAGAGTCAAAGAACAGTTCCTGTTGATACAGGGTTAACGGCAATGGACGGAAGCCCACTTGAAGGTCGCGGTCTTGATTTCAGTGCCGAAGGCATATCCCGTGGTCTAGCGCCAGCAAGACGCGCTATTGGTCGAGGCGTATTAAACCCTTTGGCTTCTTTGCAAGACTTGATATCTGTACCAGCGTCAACAGCAGAAGCGTTAATATCTAAAGGATTAGGTGGAGTTTCTTCCGCATTAGGTGCAACAGATGTAGGGCAATTCTTCTTAGATCAAGGCGATAAAGGTTTTGACAGAGCAAGTTCTAAACTTTCTGAAGCATTAGGTCCGGGGCAAGTCGTTAAGCCGTTAGACGACAATTTGTCTCCTGCGGATATGGCCCTGATGGAACAAGCCAGAGAGCAGGGTCAAGGTCAAATAGACATTTTCAGCATGACCCCTGATCCAAGCAGTAATGTAGATGCCGCTGCACGATTAATGATGGAGCAATCGCAGACTAAAGCTGACGCTAACCGCGAAGCAAGTTTGGCTACATCATCGGGTTCAGCGTCTGAAACAGAAGACCCTATGGGTGACTACAGCGGCGAAGAACCTACTGTAGATTTATTTATGGAAGCAATGGCAGAAGGCAATAAAGCCAAAGGCGAAAAGCCAACTAAAGCTGCAAGCCGTGAAGATTTGTTGGAAAAATACAAACAGGAATTTGCAGACGCTACTGGCATTGACATAAGTGGCAAGCCTGACAACAGCCAAGCGTTAATGGCTATGGGCCTGTCCATGATGCAAAACCGCGCTGGTAAAGGCTTTAACGTTGGCAAGATGTTAAGCGCAGTGGGCGAAGCTGGCGAGAAAGCCATGCCTGCTCTATCTGCTGCTAGAAAAGAAGCTAAAGCTGCTAGAGTAGCTGCTGGTAAATACGCACTTGGTCAAATTAAATCCGATGAAGATGCTGCCCTAGCAATAGAAACAGCTAGCAGAGCGTTGCAAAAAGAATTGTATTTGAAAGATGTAGAATACGCTAACGACAGGCGCTTGAAAATACTGGAAGCTGAGTTAGAAGGCGGAAGTAAACTTACTGAAGCGTTGAAAAATACAGAACAACAAACTTTAAGAATTGGCGCTCAAGAAATAAAATTAGGCAGAGGGCAAGACATTGAGTTCAACGCAAGAACTGTTTGGTCTGATCCTCTTCTTGACTCAAAAGAAGTTGCAAGCGCATACAAAAAAACTGCTGAAGGATTGGGGACACTGCAACAAATGGAAGGTCTTCTCTTAGATATGAAAGACCTTGGAGAAACTAATGTTGGCGGAACAGC